GGCACGGTCGCAACGACGCAGTCGGGTTCGTGGACCGTCTCGGTCAACGAGCCGGTGAGCGTCGATGACAACGGCGGCAGCCTCACGGTCGATGGCACGGTCGCCGCGACGCAGTCCGGCTCATGGACAGCGACTGCGGTTCAAACCACGCACGATAACCTCAACGCCAACGCCAACATCCAGGTCGGCGACGCTGACGTGGGCAACGGCAACCCGGTTCCGGTTAGCGATGCCGGTGGCAGCTTGACGGTGGATGGCACGGTCGCAGCGACGCAGTCGGGTTCGTGGACCGTCTCGGTCAACGAGCCGGTGAGCGTCGATGACAACGGCGGCAGCCTCACGGTCGATGGCACGGTCGCCGCGACGCAGTCCGGCTCATGGACAGTGACTGCGGTTCAAACCACGCACGACAACCTCAACGCCAACGCCAACATCCAGGTTGGCAATACTGACGTGGGCAACGCCAACCCGGTTCCGGTTAGCGATGCCGGTGGCAGCTTGACGGTGGACGGCACGGTCGTCGTTTCTTCCGTGAACGGGACGGTCACCCTATCTGACTCAAGTTCCACGCAAGTCTCATCCGTCATCCCAGGAACAAGTAACACCGAACTCGGTAAGGCGTGGGACCAGCTCTTCGATAGGGTGGACGTTGGCGTCCCCGCCTATGGTGTGGTGGACACCACGGGGTACACGATCGCGAACGAGGGCAACTACATGAATCTGCGGCTGGACGCTGCGGGTCGTCTGTACACCTACGTCGATGGAGGAGTCGTCCCCGGCACTGGGGCAACCAACCTCGGCAAGGCCGAGGACACCGCACATACCAGCGGTTCAACCGGCGTGATGACGCTCGCCGTCCGCAACGACTCGATGACGGTGTTCGCCGGGCCGACCGGCGACTACATCCCGTTGAGCACCGACGCCGCGGGTCGCCTTCAGATCATCAAGTCGGGCGGCAAAGCCACCTACCGCGCAGCGACTACGAACAATGTGGCTGCTGCTGCTGGCAGCGCGATCTTCTTCGTACTTTCGGGTTCTTCCACGAAGACGATAACGATTCAGCGAATCGTCGTCACTTGCCCGACGCTGACAGCCGCTGCGTACCACTCCATTGTCTTGGAGAAGTTTTCAACCGCCCCGACCGGAGGCAGCGCGACGACGTTGACCAAGACGCCGCTCGACTCGTCGAGTGCGGCTTCGACGGCCAACCTGTGTCAGGTCTACACGGCGGCTCCGACCGAGGGCACCCTGGTCGGCACCCTCGGGTGCCAGCGGTTCTTGGCACTGACCGCGACCGACCTCATCGTGCCGGGTGACCCTATCACCTGGGACTTCCGAAACGGCTTCGGAGAGGGCAGCGGTATCGTCCTTCGCAGCACGGCAGAGAACATCGGCCTCGCCTTCGGCGCAGCTCCGGCGTCTGCCGTTACCCTGGGTGTCGAAGTCGAGTGGATCGAGGAGTAACCCATGGCTACCCAGTTCGAGAACAAGGTCCAGGTCGTCAAGGTCGATTCTAACCTTGGATTGGTCTTTGGATTCGCTATTGTTTCAACCTCTGGCGGTGAACCGTACTACGATGTACAGGGTGATCACATTCCAGAGGCTGTGATGCTGAAAGCGGCTATGGAGTTCATGGAGAACAGTCGGATCGCCAAGGAGATGCACCAGGGACAGCCCAAGGGCAGCGTCGTCTTCGCGTTCCCGCTGACCACGGACATCGCCAAGTCGCTGGGCATCACCACCGAACGCACAGGGCTTCTGATTGCCATGAAGCCCACCGCTGCTGTCCTGGAGAAGTTCCGCGACGGCACCTACACCGGCTTCAGCATCGGCGGGGCCTACGGCGAGATGGAGGAGGTCAAGTGATCCGCAACGGTAAGGTCGTCAAGACCGTCATGAACAGCTTCCGCATGGACGAGATTAGTGCCGTGGATCGCCCTGCCCAGCAGGAGGCCAAGGCCACGATCATGAAGCGGGACTCCGGTGAGCTGGAGAAGGCCAACTACGCGATGGCGATTACCACCATGACGGGTGGGCACAGTCACCTCGTGACCCTCGGTGGCGGCGACTACCTCCGGCGAGCTGGCGATACCAGTGTTGTCGATGGTCACTGCCACCCCTGGATCATGAACGAGGCTGGCGACGTGATCGTCGGCCACGCGATGGGCCACAACCACGGCATCGAAGTCATCAGCAAGACCATGGACGATACCACCAAGCGTGAGTTCAGCCCTGCCGAGCGCGAGTCCGCTGCCGAAGGCGGCGCGGCCATGCCGGATGGCTCGTACCCCATCGAGACGGTCGAGGACCTCAAGAACGCGATCAGTGCATTCGGTCGCGCCAAGAACCCCGAAGCCGTCGCTCGTCACATCCAGCGTCGCGCTCGTGCGCTCGACGCGACCAACCTTCTTCCCGACAGCGGCGCGCTCGCGGACCCGTTGGGTAAGAACATTTCCGCGAGCAACACTGAAACCACCGATGATCTCGGTCGGGTTGAGGACAACAGCATGACTCAGCAGGCCACACAGACCGCCGACATCGCGGCGGTCGAGAAGAAGTTCCAGGAGCAGCTCGACACGCTCACCAAGCGTGCGGAGCGCGCCGAAGCCCTCGTCGCCATGACGGAGGCTCACCGCACGTTCGTCAAGTCGCTCACCGTGGCGACCGAAGCGGACGCCTTCATCGCTGCCAGCGAGGTCGAGCGCGACCAGCAGGTTGCCAAGGCCCAGGACGCGAACGCCGTCGTCTACAAGGCGATGGACGGCAGCGTCTTCCGCAAGAGCGACGACCCGCGTCTCGCCACCATGGCGCGCGAGATGGACGAGGAGAAGAAGAAGCGCATGAAGATGGAGGCCGAGGCGTACAAGACCGACCTGGAGAAGCGTGCGTCGGAGCTGACGCACATCCCCGGTGACCTGAACGTCCGCGTCTCGCTGCTGAAGGGCATCGACACGCTGCCCGCCGAAGAGAAGACGGCGGCGGTCGCTGCGCTGAAGGCGCAGAACGAGAAGCTCGGCAAGGCTTACGCCACGCTGGGCACCACGTTCGCTCCGTCCACGGACGATACTCTCGATCCGCTCGACGCTCTCGCCAGCGAGATTGCCAAGCGGGACGGCACCACCTTCGAGAAGGCGTACACCAGGGCTCTCAGCACGGCGGAGGGCCAGAAGCTCTACAACCGCCACGTTGAGAAGCGCATGGGCAACCCGGTCTGATCCAACCACACACCACAGAGACACACAATGGCTACCTACCAAGGCGTCGAAACAGTGAGCCGAACCGCTGGTTCGGCGATCACCATCTATCGCTTCGTCGCGTTCTCGACGAGCGACTCCAAGTATGACCACGTTGGCACGGCGCAGGCGCGCATGGACGGCATCTCGGCTGAAGGCGTCGCCGCGGACGGCGATGCGTTCCCGATGGTCATCCCGAACGGCGCGATCTGCAAGGTCCAGGCCGGTGCCGCGGTCGCTGTCGGCGCGTCGATCGGCAGCGACAACACGGGCCGCGCGATCACTGCTGTCAGCGGCGTTGGCAACTTCACCGCGGGCATCGCTCTGACCGCCGCCGCTGCGGCGGGCGAGATCATCGAGATCCAGTTCATCCAGGACCGCGATCAAGCGTGATCCAACATAGCGGGCGGCTAGACGCCGCCCGCTGCAACCAACCACACACACAACTCAAGAGACACTCAGATGCCGTACATCCAACCGTCGCGGAGCGATGTCCACGTTGATCGCCCGCTCACCAACATCTCGATCGCGTTCATGCAGAACGCGAACAACTTCATCGCGGATCGCGTGTTCCCGGTGATCCCGGTCGCCAAGCAGAGCGACAAGTACTTCACCTACGATCGCGGCATGTTCAACCGCGACGAGATGAAGCTCCGCGCTCCGGGTGCGGAGTCCGCGGGCGCAACCTACACGCTGACAACCGCCAGCTACTCGGCGGACGTGTGGGCCCTGCACAAGGACGTGGGGGATCAGATCCGCGCGAACGCTGACACCCCGCTCCAGCTCGACCGCGAGGCCACGGAGTTCCTGACGGTCAAGGCTCTGATCCGCAAGGAGAAGAACTGGGCCAGCAACTACTTCGCGACCGGCATCTGGACGACCGAACGCACTGGTGTTAGTGGCAGTCCCAGCGGCACGGAGTTCCAGCGTTGGGACGAGGCTGCCTCGACCCCGATCGAGGACGTTCGCGAGGGTGCGCGCACGATTCACGGTATGACGGGCTTCCGCCCGAACAAGATGGTCATCGGTCGCGCGGTCTACGACGCGCTCCTCGACCACCCGGACATCGTCGGTCGCATCGACCGCGGCCAGACCACGGGCACGGCGATCGTCATGCGCCAGAACCTCGCGGCTCTGTTCGAGATGGACGAGATCCTGGTCATGGACGCGATCGAGAACACCGCGATCGAGGGCGCGGCCAACGCGCACTCGTTCATCGGCAGCACGAATGCCCTCCTGGCCTACTCCGCTCCGTCGCCGGGCATCATGGTCCCCTCGGCTGGCTACACGTTCTCGTGGACGGGCTTGCTGGGTGCGGGTGCCCTGGGCACGCGCATCAAGCGTATGCGTATGGAGCACCTGGAGTCGGATCGCGTCGAGATCGAGATGAGCTTCGACCAGAAGCTCGTCGCCGCTGACCTCGGTGCGTTCTTCTTGACCTGCGTCTCGTGATGAGAGCTGACCCCCACCCCTGACGGGGTGGGGGTCCCACAAGGAACCTCATGAGAATCGTCCGCCACTGGAAAGATGTCTTCGATCCGACGAGTGACTTCGTGTTCATCAAGCGCATGAAGCTCGGACTCCCCGGCCACGAAGTCGTGCAGGCTGGTGACGCTGTCACCGGGGCGATGAAGCACGCACTGGGCCGGGAGAGGCTCAAGATCTGGTGGACTGCTCGCGTCATCGGCACGCGGGAGTACGCCATCGGCATCGGCATCAACCCTTCGGCACCGGACCTGAAGATCCGCCCCACGGGGCGCGGTTGGTTCGAGGTAGCGATGGCGGATGGCACCGTTCGGAAGGTCCGCGGTCGTGAGAGCGCGGAGCAACTGCTGCACACCTGATGGTACGTTCCAGTTCAATCACCGTCGTCATCAAAGACCTCAACAGGCTGTTGGGTGTCGTGATGTCGAGCGTCGCCACGAACGTGACGATGCGGCTGCGAGAGCAACCACCCGGCACGGCGTTCGGCACGCCGGTAGATACCGGCTGGGCAAGCAGCAACTGGCTGCCCACGCTCGACAGGCAAGTCACTGCTCCGACCGGCTCGAAGAAAGCGGTCTCGACGGCGGAGTCGGACCAGGGCTTGGCAGCTCTGAAGAGCTTCAAGTATCGGCCCGATGCGGTGATCTACGTCACGAACAACGTGCCGTACATCACGGAGCTGAACCAGGGCTACAGCAGGCAACAGCCTCGCGGGTTTGTGCAGCGAGCCATCACGCAAGCGATGACCACCGATCTGATCGGGGAGCTGCGTCGCTATGCCTAGCCTCGTCGATGCCCGCGAGACCATCTACCAGCGGTGGGACACGCAGTGGGGTGCCACGACGCCATACGTCTTCGCAAACGAAGTCTGCGACCCGCCCGTCAACACGGCGTGGGTGAGCTTCGCTGTCGTCCACACGGCGTCCACCCTCGAAGCGATCGGTGGGAGTGGGTACGGCGGCATGAACCTGTTTCAGCGGCAGGGGCTCTGCAACATGCGGATCTATGTGCCACAGGACCAGGGCATCCGGGCAGCAGACACGCTTGCCCAGCAAGCACGCGGCATCTGGGAAGGCGTGACGCTGGCGAGCAACGCGATCAGATTCACCAACGTGGACATCCGCGAGATCGGGCCAGCCGATAGCTGGTTCGTGATCGAAGTGGACGCCACTTTCCAATACGACGAGAGAAAGTAACCACCATGGCACGGGTCAACACCAACAACACTTCTCTTCGGTACGCGATCGAGTCCTCGACGGGCGTGTTGCCCGCCTCGCCAGCGTGGCGCATCGCTGAGTTCAACTCGATCGGTGCCTACGGCGCGACGATCACCACCACCGTCCGTCGCCCCATCAGCCAGGATCGTGGCCGCAAGAAGGGCACGGTCACAGACCTGGAGAGCACGGCGGAGTTCGAGACCGACCTCACGGTCGATGCGCTCACGGACTTCGCGGAAGGCTTCGTGTTCGCTGAGTACGCCAACAAGGAGTTCGACCTCAAGGCGAGCAGCGGCACCGTCCCGCCGCCCGCGACCTCGTCGTCGGTGTACACGATCGACGCTGCCACGGCTCTGCTGGCTGGCAAGATCCAGTTCACTGCTTCCCAATACGCCACGCTCGTGTTCGCCAAGGGATACACGAACGCGGGCAACAACGGGCTGAAGCCCATCACGGCGGATACGGCTGCCGCGGGCACCGCGATCACGGTCGGCTCGGGCCTCACCGTGGAAACGCCGCCCACGAACGCTTCGCTCCAGATCGCTGGCGTCCGCGTCCTCAACGACGAGGACCTGACGTTCACGATCAGCGGTTCGACGGCGACGCTCGTCTCGGGCGCGGCGATCAGCAACTGGGCCACGCTGGGCTTGCGCGCTGGCATGTTCATCCACATTGGTGGCGTGAACACCACGACGGGCGTGGTGCAGAACGGTCTCGGCACGGATGGCACCGAGTGCTACGGCTACGCCCGCATCACCTCGGTCAGCGGCGCGACGCTGAACCTGGACAAGCTCTCGACGACGCTGACCCCTGGGGTGGGTCCGTTCTTTGGTCCAACCAGTGCCTCGCAGGACGTGCTCTTCGGTCGCTTCCTCCGCAACGTGGCGGTCACGGCGGACACGGACGACAGCCGCTACCTGGAGCGCACCTACCAGATGGAAGTCAGCTACCCCGATCTGGGTGG